CTTTCGCTTAGTGATTTTGTTGTTGCCGGATCGGCCACAACATCAACATGACGGACTTCCACAATCTTTGAAACTACAAAAATACCGTCTTTTTCGTCGCCTTCGCCTTGAGCGTTATGTGATAGGCCGAAAGCGTCTGGCATGCGTTCGGCGGCTTCGCAGATTCGAGCGGCCATCGGATGAGTTGTCAAGAATTCAAGATCGCCGTAAAGGCCTTCGCCTTCGACAAAATGAATATTGATTAGCTTGCCAAATCGATCGGTAGCACTTCGTGAATCGTCGGCGTGCGCTGGATGATCGATATTGACCTTGACGCCTTCATACATTTTTTGCGCGGCCTTAACGGCGGATGGCAAGTACTGTCGGCCGTTATCGCTGATGAGTCCTAAAACCTTGACCCCACGGATGATACCGTTCTCACGATCGACAACCATGCGGTTAGACGATCCGGAACTTTCAACAATGGTAACGAAAAACTTTGTGGCCATGTTTATAAGATACAACCTCGATTTCGTTATTGTCAACCGGATACTACTTCTTTCGCTTTTTGATTGGTTTCTTTTTAATAGTTTTGCCCGGTTTCTTTTTTGTTATTTTCTTTGGTTGCGGTTTTGGTTTTGGTTTCTGAACGAACTTTTGCGCCATCCGGATTTTTGGTGCCCTCCACATTTTCGCCTTAGGTTCCGGCAATGTCGGGGTTGCTGGCGGAGGTGTGTTCGCTGGCGGCGCTGGTATGCGATGATCGGCACGCGGATACGATGTTGGCTGGACCGATACCGGAGGCATGCTAGGTGGAGCCATCGGCGGCATTGGACCGATGACGATTGCGTCTGGCGGCGGTTGTTCTGGCGGTATGTAGCCAAATGTGGCGACCTGTTGCGCAAGATAGGACCTCTCGGCCACGATCTCATCAACAGCGGCTATCCGCGCTTGTCGGCGTCTCGAGGTCTCATTGGCGATCGTATCGTGATTCAGCAATTGACCGGTACGCGGATCAATGACCGACGCCCATTTCAATTGTTCTCCCGGCTCGAGACGATCTTGAGCGGCGCGCAATCGACGCGCGCCAACAGCCCAACGTCTCTCGCTAGGTGGAGCCTGAGCGAACCATTCCTCATATGTCGCCGGATCCGGGATAATGTCGCCTTGCCGATCCGTGAATAAGGCACGCAATGCCGGATCATTTTCAATGTGTTCGGCTGGCTGAAATACTGGCGACAGATTGCATCGACAATTATGCGCTACCGTGCCATCTTCCTCGATTGGCGGACGTGGCATTCTAAGCATTGATTCTTGACCGGGACGCGGGTTTCGGTAATAGATTGTGCCATTTCGAGCGGCATGATGCGGACGGACTCGCCAATCCATCGTGGCGTTAATCTGGTAGCCAATTATGATATCGCCTAGGTTTTCGTAGATCTCGAGATTGGCTTCGGTTGAACATCGGGTTGATTCTGTTCTTGCTACGCGTCGGGCGGTTGTACGCACGTTCTGCACGGTTGGGGCCATGCGTCGAGCCAATTGACCTGGCGTCTCACCTCTCAGCATTCCCATAGTCACGTCTTGAGCTACCGATTCCGGCGACGCCAGCGACGTTTGTTGCGCCATTCGTTGTTGCCATGTCGTTTGCCCTGATGGCGAATACACGATCCGGTCAACAGTTTCCTCATCGTCATCGGGCAATAATTGCGCCTCGATTCGCCGACGTTCCGCCGGGGTTGCTCGACGACCTTCGGCAATTCGTGTACGTGCGATGGCGTTGTTTTTTTCGCTGGCCATTGCCAACGATAGGTATTCGATCGGCACCTTATCGGCCAGCGTTGCGGCGGTTCGTAATCGTGACCGTTGAACGGCGTCACGTAACGCATCGGCCACGCCAGCCATAGCGACGGCTTGAATCTCACGAAGTAATAATGTTATTTGTCGTTGCATGTCGGATGACATTGGCGACAACGATATGATGGCAAGGATTTTGCGCCAGATTTTTTCGGTCTGGCGATCGATTTTGTCGGCCTGACGATCGATGCGAATAACGGTATCCACGGCATGGATACCAGTTTTCGCGGCCATCACGCTTGATAGATGATTCATTCTGTTATTTCGCCACGCCGTTTCATGTCAAGAGCGATTGCGATTGCTTGATCTTGCGGATAACCTTCTCCGCGCAGTTTCGATATTTTGTCATCGACTTCCGATTCACCAGAAACTTGCATGGCCTCTTCTTCTTGCGCTGGCTCTTGCGCTGGTTGCAATCCATCGCCAGGCATTGGCAATGGCGCGCCGCCACCCATTTGTTCGGCGTATTCTTGATTGTTTGTTATTTCGGTATCCCAATCGAGACCGAGTTCTTGAGCGACTGTTTGTCGGCTCTTAACGCCCATGGCAACGTATGCCTGATTGGCTTGAGCTACTCCGGCCTTATCTTGGACCTCAAGTTCTGGCGGGGTTGCCGAAATATCCACAAAATCAAGAATGTTGATTGGCAACAATCCAGCGTCGGCGGCGTTTTGAATTGCGGCCTTGATGACCTTTAGAAATGGTCGTTTGTATAGTTCTTGCAATCGTTTGCAATGGCGCAAGAAGGGCGATTCGGCCGTCATGCTTGAGGCATAGTTGTTGTTGCTGGCGTCGCTCGACACAAGCCATTCTGGCGCGTTGTGGCGGTTGCCAGCGGAACGTAGCAACGCTTGCATGATCTCAAGATGACCTTGTGAAGCAGCGGCTCCCGGCGGCGGCACGTAGTTCATGCCTTTCGGAATATCTAAAAATGTGCCGCTTTTAATTTGTTGAAAGTCCGTCGCTCTTTGTGTTACGGGGCTGTATTGGGCATAGTCTGTTTGAGCGCCAACGAACGAATCAACTTGAGAAAACGACGACGCGTCGTGCTGGCGAACTCCAGCGATCGCGGCTTGAACGGCGGCTCCATCGCCTAGGTTAGCACGTAGCTTGCCAGCGGCGGCAAATGAATCAAGCGTATCGTAGGAAAAGTCTGATAATCCTCTTTTGATATTGCGCTTGACATTGACCTTGACGTGAATAATTTCGTCGGCCGGAACCTCTTCAGTCGCCATTGGGTTATCGCCCTTTTCTCCCATTGGCGCAATGTATGAGATTGCATAAGCCAAGATGTTACAAACGTCATCTAATTCTGTTTTGATGCCGTAACTAAAGTCGGCAATTTGTTGGCCTGCTGGCATGAATACTTGTTCCGGCTCGATGACTCTGACCATCATCTTGCCGTTTTCTTGCGGGAATAATCGTAGGAAAAACTCGCCATCTTCCCGCGATCGCCAAAACAGTTCTTGCTCCATTTCCGTCCATGCGTTTTGGTCAATAAAGTTATCGATACAATCTTGAACCTTGACTAAAATCTCGTCTGGCACTTCACGATTGGGCTTGCCAACCACGTCGTATTTGTAGCCTGATCCGATAACATAACTGCACAACCCGTTTAGCAATCCTTGAGCGTTTGGATTCATTGTGCTAAGTAATCGAGCTTGCGCGCGGATTAAGCCTAGTTGCTGTTCCGAATACCAAAACGGAAAGTTTCCGCCGTAACGACGATCGGTAGGTTGCGTGATCGGGTATGCCAGGGCGAATCCGTCTTTATATCTGGACAATAGGTCAGAATATGCGGTAAGCCAATAGTCGGTATCGGCGTTTGATTCTGTTAGTCTCACGGCTTTTTTGAGCCGATTGATTTTGATTTGTTCTTCAAGTTCGATTCTTTGTTGCGATAACGATGGCGTGGAATCGGCTGGTTTTATGCCGAAAAGCTTTTGAAACCATGTTGGTTGGCTCATGTCACTAACCTCGTCACCATTTTGCCTTGACGGCCATTGTGTAATTCTATCATACAACGTAATGCCATTTCGAGCGCATCCGGCCCGTCATCGTGTGAAGCGGTTGGAAAATCTCGCATTTGTTCGACAATAATTTTGTTATGTGGCGTGTCCCGAAAACGAAATAGACGTTGCGACAAGTATGGTCCTAGTCGCCTGATTCTGACCAGCTTATTGACCACGTTAACGATTGGCCTGCAAGGTATGCCCATGCCTCGACCTCGAGCGCGTTCCATAAGTTGAACGGCGATAAGTTCCTGAAACTGGTTGGCCTCGATCACGACTAGGTCAGCGTTGAACTCACGTTGTCTTTCAAGAATCATATCGACTAGAACTTCGGTATTGACTCGCACCATATCGGAATCAACATAAAGCGCGCCATCCATGGTGCGGCCTAACATTACGATCGAGCTAAAGTCGCCTTGCTTCGCTTCCCGGCCTTTTGATGGATCGACGGCGATAACCTTGCATTGCAATTGAGGCCATGAACCGGTCCACCAAATGTGCGGCCCAAAATGTTCGGCTGGCCATTCTGCGCCCTCCGAATCGACGAACTCGCCCGACAGTTCCTGCAACGCGGTACGGTCGCTATATTGGGCCTCCAGAGCGGTTATGAATCCCGCGTCGAGGAACGGGTTAGCTTTTGTTTGCGCTCGAATCAGGGCGGTATCTGGCTTGCCAGTGGCGAAGGTATCGTAGGTCCAATGACCTAGGCCTTTCGGCGTGAACGTGGCGGATAGCCAGCCAGCTTGACCGCGTTCCCGCAACGTGGCGATGGCGACCGTGTAAGCCTCATGACTCATTAGGGAGGCTTCATCGAGCCAGACGCCGGATAGGTTAGGACCGCGTAGTCGTTCCGGATCGTCGGCCGATCGAAATAGAATTTCAGAATTGTTCGGCAAAAGTAGTGAAGGCGGTTGACGTTTCAGCGAATCATGATTGTACACGCCCAACATGCGGCATATTTCAACGGTCGTTCTGATCGATGAGTCGGATAACATCGGGTACGTTGGAGCGGCCACCAGGTAAAGACGACCACGGCCTTCTGGCGACATGGCGCGCTTGATCATGTCGTATGCGCCGATCCAAGATTTGCCCGCGCCACGGCCTCCGACGAATCCCCTATACCGTGCCTGGCAATGATGGAACTGTGCTTGCGCCGTATGCAATTTGACTGACGTTTGTAATGGTTGCCGTGGTTGGCGCATCAACAATTTCCTCGACTATCTCACGCCGAACAGCCTCGACCGTGAGTTCGTGCTTTTCGCTATACCCTCGAGCCCTACCTTGACATTTCAAAAGAAAACATATCGCCCATGCTTCACCGCTCTTGACGGCTTTATGTAATCCATCGACCGCGTCATCGATCATAGAC